TCACACACAATGTGAAGTATGGTGCGTGTTTATCATAGAAGTTAACGAAACCTCTATCTCCTCGGAACTCAACTATGTCTCCGTGTTTAAACATTCCATTCAGCGAATTTACTAAGGCGGGCTTGGTTTTGTTTTACTGTGTCGTATGCATCAACAGCATCCTCTTCTTGTGTAGCATCATAAACTGCACTAGTAGAATCTGCTACATCAAACAACTTCATCTTTGCTCTATCTATACCAACTACAAATGATCTATTTGATGTTGGATCATTGTACCTATTCTTCAACTGTTTTACTTTCAATCTACCTTCTGCTTCCAACTCCTCGCTAGAAATGAGAGCGAACATAAGGTCAGCAGTAGCAGGAAGTCCGAAGGACTCAGATGTGTCGGTAAGGTCAGGATCGCTAGACCCAAAACCAGCACGAGTAGTTTGAGTAGCACTGACGATTGGTAAATCAAATTCGACAGCCAACCCCCTAAGTTCTTCTGCAATCGCTTTAACATATGTGTAAGAGTTAACAATGTGTCCTTTGTATCTGGAACTAGCACAGATGTTAAGGTAGTCTACAAATATTATATCAGGTATGAAGGATTTTTTCAACTTCAATTCATTAAGAAGTGATCTAAAATGACCAGCATGTGCTGACGCAGTAGGGTACTCCTTAATAACAATCTTACCAGTGGTTTTCTTTTGTAGATCTGCAATCTTAGATTTAAACATGACCTGTGGAAGGTCACCAATATCCTTAATATTAAGATTCAAACAATTAGCATCAATACGTTCTGCTATCTTCTCCTCAGACATCTCCATCGTAACATAGAGAACATTCTTACTTCTCAACAGACAAGCACTAGCCATGTGACACATGAATAGAGACTTACCAACACCTGTACCAGCAAGTGCTATGTTAAGAGTCTTATTAGGAAGACCACCCTTAGTGATGTAATTAAACTTCTCTAAATCAAATGGTATTTTCTCTTCTTCTCTATGATAGAACTCATATCTATCATCAGCAGACTCGATGTAATCATGACCAATATGTTCATCAAAGGTAACCCCTAAAGCTTGTTGTAAAATTTCAGGAATAGCATCCTTAGATAACTTCTCATCATTACCATCAGCAATCTTAACTGACTGTAGTAGTGCATTATAGATTGCTCTGTCTTGACACCACTTCTCAGTAGAATCAACTAACCAATCAAAATCAATCCACTCATCAGTAAGTGTTTCTAACTTAGAAGATGATTTTTTATAGGTTTCCTCTGTAAGATCAGATCTGTTACCTAGGTTAATCCTAACAACTTCTTTTGTAGGAACCTTATCATACTTACCAGAAAAATCCAAGATCTCCTCAAAAAGAATCTTTTCAATAGGATCTTGGAAGTATTCACCATCAAGGTGTGGTACTACTTTTCGATAGTACTGTTCATTACAAAATAAATTACGAAGGATAGTATCTTCTATCCTTTCAGTTGCCATAACTGTACTCCGTTCTTGCTGCTTCTTCTAGTTTAGCCATCACTTCGTCTGTGAAGTATTTCTCAGGATCACTGAGTATAGACTTAGGATAAACATTACCACCACCAATGGCGATACGGTTTCCCACCCGTTTAAAGATGTTGTACTTCTCACCAAGTTCAAGGAGTCCATAGTACTTGTCCAGTCCACGTTCATCAAAGTATAATCTAGTTGCAACTTTAGCACCCTCTTTGGATAGTCGAGATTTCTTTGCTTCACACTTAATGATGTTACCCACCAAGTCTGTGCCTTCCTTCTCTTTGGATTTACTCAAATATATTATAGTAGATGCAGCATACTTTAGTCCACTACCACCACCCATTTCTTTCATTGGCACATAGGATCCGATCACATCATATGTGTGATTCGTAACAATCATAGGAACTTGTGCCTGTCCTAGTTTCAAGGTAAGTACTCTGAAAGCACCCTTGATCAATTGTGATTTGGTCATATCTCTGACCTGTTTATCATTAGAGATATCTTCCATCTCCTTTGATGTACTAAGCATACCAAGAGAATCAAGAACAAACATCATAGGAACTCTTTCTTCCTTTGGTTCCTTCATATACTTGTCTAGTATTCTAACCGCTTGTGTTCTGAAGTCTTCTATGGTTGCTACAGGAAAGATTACCATGCGTTTAGAATCTATTCCCCTAGACTCAATCATATCCTTGGAGATAGCAGACTCAGACTCAAAGTAAATAACGCCACCGTTGCTATTGTTAGCAAGAAAGTTACGTACAACACTAAGGGCAAAGAAAGTTTTTCCTGTTGAGGATTCTCCAGCAAGTGCTGTGACTTTGTTAGAGGGGATACCACCGAAAAGAGAACCACTAACGACAGCATTGAAAATATAAGAGCCAGTATCGACAAAACTGGATGTATCTCCTGCAGCAACTCCGTCACTGACTCTACTTGCAAATTCATTCCCACTTTCTTTTATTACTGTATCTAAGAAACCCATGCGTCCGTGACCTCACTTTCGTATATTCTAACATAGTCATGATCTTTTGACAAGAGCTTAGCATAAGCATCTGCTATCTCTTTCTCTTCAAAGACTTTGATCTGATCGGAATCAAGTGCTTCTGTCTGAGCATCTTGATAAGTTACTGTCCACACTGTCTTGCTCATGTTAGGAAACTCCCTATGGTTACTACTTTTTTACTTTGCCATCCTATACAGTCTAGCACATTTTCCAGTGGCTTCAAGAAACTCTTATCAAATTGTTTCTTATGGTCAATGTACCTATCTACATTAAACTCCTTTGGAATCTGACTGAAGAAGGATATACAATCTTCCTTCATAGGATTAGGTGTCTTAAGGTAGATAAACTTTATCTTTTCTCCCTCTTGGATTAAAGGATACTTGTTTGTGATCTTGTTCTTGTTCACATAATGGTTATACAATAATGCTCCTCTTACATGGATGGGTGTTCCTTTTGTATAGATGTCGTTCCTTGAATGATATTTGCCGAGACCGTTGCACCCCCTTGGAAATGCAATCTCTTCGTAAGGGCGGTTCTTTGTTTCTGTTCGGACACCATTGATAAATGAGATAAGCTCATCATTTGTTTTGCTGATAATAATCTTAAAAGCTGCATATAATTTATCCCTGAAATACTGAGGTGTTGATGACCTCGCTGTTTCTAGTCCCATGATTTTCATCTTGGGTTCTTTGTATCTGACTCCTTCTGAGTCCCACACGTTCAATATGTATCGCTTCTTAGCAGTCCATATACCACGGTCAGCAATGTTCTCTCGCTTCATGATCATCTTCTGTTCATACGCCGAGACATACGAAGCCAGTTCCTGGTAAGACTTCTCGATAAACGGTTCGAGTTGATCCTTACAGATCTTGTCCAAGAGTTCCACAATCTTAATCTTATCATCAGACTTATTGCTAAAAAATTTATCAACAAGAGGTCCGAGATTAAGATATATTGAGTCGGTGTCAGATGCAATTACGTAATCAACCTTTTCTGTAGCGAGTAGTTTATTTAGATAAACATTAATCTTGTTCTCTATCCAACGAATAGATACCTGCCCAGAAAGAGTGATTGCTTCTGCATTAGCAAGCTTATAATACCTGAAGTGCTCATTGCCGATAGCACCATAAGCACTATTAAGTGAGATCTTCTTGGCCATCTGAATGTTATTACATCTGGCGATCTCCTTTGTAAGTTCAATGGATGGTTTCTTTTCATATTCTTTCTTTGCTTCAATCATCTTCTTCTTAAAGATGACTCGCTCATTGTACATCTTATCCATGAGTTCTGGTAAGAACCCCCTCACATCCTTCCTGTACTGTGCTCCATTAGCACACACAGCATACTCACCATCTATTTCTACCTCTTTGTTTAAGATCCCTTCAACGCTTGAACTGGGATGTCTAGTCTCCCTGATGGTCTCTGGTGAGATATTATATTGCATAATAAGATGAGGATACAGACTGTTGAGGTCAAAATTAACCACCCAATCATAGCGTCCTGTTTTCGGTTCTTTAACATAAGCACCTGCATATTTTTCAGACTTTGTAGCACTTTCTTTCTTAGGAGGAATTGCTATATTCCTTTTAAGAAGTTCAACATAGATGTAGTTATCCCACATCCTAACCTGAGAGAATACATCCTCATAGTTTACCTTAGCATCATACGCCATTGTGAATGCAAGGTCAAGGAGTTTCATCTTATCATCAAGTCTATCAACTAACCTAACATCATGGATGTTGTACTCGATAAACTTCTGCCAGTCATTCTGATAGAACTCTTTGAATGTATCAAACTCAGAGTGATCTAACTTCCTCTCATTAAGTTCAACCATACAGATATGATCTAACCTATAAGACTCTTGGTTAGTGTAAGTAAACTTACGATAGAGTTCAAGATAATCTAATATTGATATACCACGTAAGTCACAAGCAATCTGCTTACGACCTTTAATATAAATCTCACGTGTAGAGATCAACTTCCAAGGACTAAGGAAACGAGTATACTTCTCACCTAATACCCTGTTGAAACGATTAACAATGTATGGTATATCAAATAACTGTACGTTCCAACCAGTGATAACATCAGGATAGTTCTGAACCCAATACTCTAAGAATGCATTAAGCATTCCAGCCTCAGTTTTAAAGTGTAGATAATCTACCTCTTCATCATGATTATCAAATGGTCTAGCACCAAACACTGTGATCCTATTGGTATGAGAATCCTTAAGAGAGATTGCTAGAATCTCCTGGTCAGCAGATTCTATATCAGGGAATCCATTCTCAGCAGCAGTCTCGATATCAATGTTGAATACCCTGATAGTCTTGGGATCAAATTTAATCTGATCATCAGTATATTCCTCTGCGATATATTGGTATAGGTATTTGGTGTTACCATAGACCTCAGTCTCACAATCACGATATCGTTGAACAGTTTCCTTAGCACCATTGATTGACCCCTGTTTCATGGGGGCAACACACTGTCCTTCTAAGGTACGCCACTCAGAAAAATTAGAGGTGGGTAGATATAAAGTAGGATTAAATGAAATCCTATCCTTAAATGCTACACCACCTTCATATCCTCTAACATAGATTCTGTTACCTGCTTGTTCTACGTTCGTGTAAAATTTCATTCGGTAAGTAGTTCTTTTGCCTCTGCTGTATTTAATACTTCATCTGTTGGATTAACCATCACTATTATATCAGTAGATCGGACAACAAGTTGATTGTCTGCTGAGTGTTCAGGCCACCGCTTACCATCCAACGTAATAGGGTCATCCAGAATACAATCTGGTTCACCGTACTCAACCTCTGGTATCTCTGATACATCTGCGAGAATCCAAGGTTCATTATTCAGTCGTAGTAATTTCTTCATTAGTCTCCTCCACTGGTGTAGTGTCCACAGTTACTTTCTGTTCGTATGCTTCAACAACTGCTGGTTTGCAATTACTAATTAGTCCAATTAAATCAAACCCAACATGATACTGTCCATCATCAGAATATGGATTCCATTTCTTGAAGGTTATATTATAACCTTGCTCTGATTCATTAACAATATGCAAACTGTATGGATTCTTGAAGGACATGCAGATAGGACGTTCACCGTTTTCTTTAGCTTCGTCATTAGCATACACTTCGCCAATATCAGCAATGACTTGCTCATCGCTGTACTTCATTCTGCAAACTTGGATCGTCATAGTATAAAAACTCTATAGGGTCTTCTAAAATTTCTGGGTTTTCTACGTGAAATTCATCACGATATATTTTTTCAATATCCTCCCTAGCATCAGTAATGTTAATAATAGAATTAGGATTTAATCTAACAGTATCAAATTTACTGAATGGATTCCAAGGAGTAAACGCAACTCTGAACTCAGGTTCGTTACTTTGATCTAAACCTTGTGAAGGTAAAGATTTGGTCATGGATATAACCTGTGGTTTACAGATCATATAACCAGCAACTGCTTCAGGCATATGCCTGAAACGAACTTCATACAAATCACCCACTATTCTTTCAGTGGACATTAAAGTTACAAGTTTAATACTCATAAGCGTTTCATCATATAGACATTATAAAAGGGAACCCGACAAAAGTCAAGCTCCCTTGTGCAGTTTGTTATGTGGTCTAGACCTGTGCTTCTAGTTTTTCTCTCTGTGCGTTCGTACCGAACCAGAACTTCTTCTGCTGGTGTTCAGGTAATACCTTGTTAAGGCTTACAGTCAAGAGACCATCCTTATACTCTACTCCATCTACTTCAATAGAATCACCTAGTTGCCAACTTCTATTAAAGGATCTTGTTGCTATCCCTTTGTGACTATAGGTTCTATCATCTTCCTCAGTAGATGCTTTAACAGTTAGGATGTTTTGTTCTGTTGTGACTTCAATATCTTCTCTTGAAAATCCAGCAAGAGCAACCTCCAATGAGGTTCTACCATCAGATCCCCGAACAATGTTGTAAGGTGGATAACTGATTGATGATCCTGAGAGAGATTCGAGTCTGTGGAATGTATCATCTAGTCCCATTGAAAATGGTGAGTACTGTTCAAAAAATGTCATGGTAGTGTCCTCCTTGAGCGACTTAGTTTACTGTGACCCCGAAGGCATCACACTACTAATTATACAAGAAGAGACAAAAAACCCAGTGGTAGGAACCGAAGTAAAGAGTTCGGATGCTACTACTGAGGTTTCTTCTTACCTATATTATACTTGGATTCTAATGTCCAGTTAGTCTTATCCTTAAAGGATATAACTTTAATTTGATTTAATGGTGCTAGTTCCCCTAACCCATCTGCATCAACAATGCTAACCAATCCCCAATCTGATAAGAGTTGGGAGATTCTATTCCTTCGCTGTACATCATTCTCTGTGATGTTAGTATGTTTACCATCAAGTGCGAAGAGTTCCTTGAAGTGAACTATGTAATACTTTCCTTGCTTATGCAAGATGTGACATGATTGATATATCTTCTTTTCTTTCCTAGAAGCTACACCTATCCTTGTTAATGTTTCTCTAACTTTCAGAAAGTCATCGGGTTCTTTAAGAACCACCTCGACCATATCAGATTGTTTCCATGAAACTTCTGTCTCGCCATTCATTATGTTCCACCTTTATGCAATAATTTTCTTATTTTTTCAAGGTCGCTTTTAGGGAGAATCCTTATTACTTCTAGAGCTTTGGTATAACTATAACCATAATACTCTTTAATGTCTTCAAGATAATCAACCGACTCTTTCTTAGACCAAGGAGAGAATCTCTTTCTAGGTCTCAGACTATTTATATAAAAATCGTATTGCATACGCTTGGATATATGCCAATTCATATTCATCTCATTAGCAAACAACACAGTGTCTGTAAAGGATGATAGGCATTTATTAATAATCCAACTAGGATATGAGGATTCCAACTCAGGATCCTGATCCATCATATTCTTCTTTGACTGGTTAATACTGTACAGCCAATCTCCTAGTTTCGGTTTGCTCATGTGCTAGATTATTAATAACAATGGGAAGCAGTCTATATTCTGCTCGTTGGATACGATGCTGTAATGTTTCCACCGTATCATCAGGACAAATGGGAACTCTTGATTGTTCTATTATAGCACCACCGTCAAGTTCTTCATTCACATAGTGGACAGTACATCCACTCTCTCTATCACCTGATTCTAATGCTTGTTCTACTGCATGTAAACCCTTGTACTTAGGTAGTAGTGATGGGTGTACATTTATGATAGGACATGGGAACTCAGATGGTTTCCTAAGAACTCTCATGTAACCTGCTAATACAACAAGATCAACTCTCCAGGCTTTGAAGAGTTGAATCATTTGATCTTCATCTTTGTGTGCTATTCTTACGTGTGGGATTCCAAACTTTGCTGCTCTCGCTACAGCACCACACTGTTTAGTATTGTGTATCATTAACACAATCTCATGTTTGAATTGAGGGTATCGAATAATGTTCTCGAAGTTAGTTCCTTCACCAGAACACATAACACCTAGTCTCATCGTGCCTCCCTTTCATCAAGGACTTCGTTAATCAACTCCTTAAGTTCTTCCTTAAGTTTTGGTTCAATCAAAGTTAATGGTGTAGGATTAAATGGTGGATAGATTGGTTCACCATTCTCATCACGTGGATATATGTTATCCTTACATCCTTCAACTGTCTCACCACTCATACCCTGAGTGTCTATTTTTCCCATGTGATTAACTCCTTATACTTATGGTATAATTCGCCACATTTGGGCTCTGTGTCACGAGACTTCCACAATTGCTGCACGATGTCTCTCATGTCGTCAATCGGAACAACAACTGAAAGAGGTTCTTGTTCTTCGGTAATAATAACTTCAGGCATTTATTTAAAGGTTGCTGTGACTGAGATTACTCTAGCATGAGGGTTTCTAGCAAGAGCTACTTTCCTTGCCTCCTCATAGTTTCTAGCGATCACAGTCTCTGTGTACTGAGATCCAGCTACGTATAGTTTAACTTCGCACTTCATAGTTCGTTAGTACCAACTCTTTTCTGGATGCTTGATCTGTATTATAGCATCCTACAGACCGCATAGTATATGTATGTGCAAATTCTCCAGCTGTCCACTCTTTGAAACGATCCTTTACCAGTTGGGAACTATTATATGAGATCAACATAGAAGATGTAAATGTATCACATTGTTTAGCAAAGTCATCATGATCAAACTTCTTATGCATACCACCCTTCTTACCATAAAGATTATCTTTGATATCATATGGTGGATCTAGATATGTAAATACATTCTTCTCATCTGATAACATTCTTTCATAAGAAAGATTTGTTATTACCCAACTCTGAATGAGTTCTTGGTATTCGCTAAGTCGTTGAATTCCTCTAAGGGAGAAGTTGGATTCACTGGCTTGTTCTGAGAACGAGGAACTCTCAGTGAGACCAGAGAAACTACACTTGTTAACAATATAAAAGGCAACAGCACGAGCAATTTTCGATTCTTCTGGGTCATTAATAACATCCTTCATTGATTGGAATAAACATCTAGCAGAATCTGGATTACAGTGAACTCCTTTTAAGTTCACCAGTTCCTTCTGCATCTCTGAACCATTATGTTGCAACTCACACCAGAAGTTATACAATGGTTCATATAAGTCATTAACCCACACTTCAATGTCTGGGTATCTTTTTGCAACTTCTATTGCTACTGAACCACCACCTATAAATGGTTCACGATATTCTCTATAAGTGCTAAGGTCAGGGAAGAACTGAAACAGTTTAACAACTGCCCTAGACTTACCACCTGGATATCTTAATGGTGTCTTTAATGATTTGATAGTGCTAGGCATATACTAAATCGTGTAAGGTGAATAAACTACACAGTTCTAATTGAGCAGCACATACAGTAGCATCTGCTTCTCCATCTACTTGCCTATCAACAATAGTAACAATACGTTCTACAGTTAAACCTGCATCACGTAATACATTAACTGCCTTAACAGCAGATGCACCAGTAGTAACTACATCTTCCAGAACAACAACCTTAGATCCTTCTGGTGGTATTGGACCTTCTATCTGTGATGCTGTACCATGACCTTTAGGTTCTTTACGAACTATCAAGGCATCTAAGTTCTTCCAAGCTTGATATGAATGCATAGCAACACCTGATACTAAAGGATCAGCACCTAGTGTAAGACCAGCTACTGCTTTCACATCAGGTTCTATAAACTCTAGCATAGAACTAGCAACATTATAAAGACCCTCACCTGAGAGAGTCACGTTCTTACAGTTAACATAATGATCAGTTTCTCTACCAGAAGACAAAGTAAAGTTGCCTTTCTTATAGCACTTCTCTTTAAGTAACCATAATAAATGATCATTCGGAACCATATTTTTTCTCCAAAATAATAGGTAAGTCTTCGTTCCACGTTTTATCCATATGACAATCGAAACATAACAACTGACATTTTTCTAACTCTTTAAAAGATTTCTCAAAGGAATCTTGACGATTTATATCATGAGATTTAGTCTTAGGATTTTTATGATCAAAATGAAATCCTTTTGGAGGATCTGTTATACCACATCTTACACATTTACCACCCATGTGATCAATCAATACTTGTTGTCTATCATCCCTTCTTTTCTTTCTTGTTCCATTCTCCTTAGTCTTTACATAATGTTTATTTCTTATTTGTTTACCACCTCTATTGTTATACCAATCTTTAGTATCTTCAGCTATCTTCTTCTTCATCACTGGATCAGCTCTACGTTTAGCATCCAGTTCTCTTTGTCTCTTAGCATTACGATCACCTTCTGGTGTTCCTTTAAGTCTATAGTATCTCGCCAAGGCAGGAGATCTATCTTCTGGTTTTATATGTTGATTAGGCATTTTTCCATTCAACTCCTAACATAATTTCAGTTAAACAAGCAAGAGTATTAATCTCTTGGTCAGCAACGAACTGAATCTGATACTGATACTTTGCTATGATAATAACAATGTTTGGTATCGATGGTCCTGAAGCATGTTGATACATTGTATCATATATCCTACGCATAACTTGGTGAGGATCATGATCCATATACTGAGTCACCCATCCCTTTACAGTTTTGTAATCACGTGCCTTCATTGCTCTAACAAGTTCATCAGTTTTAACATCACTGATATCTGATAGAATGTCTGACTCTACATTACCCCTAGCAGCATGTCTTTGTGTCTCATTAAGTAACCTTCTCCAATCTGGATAGTACCTTCCAATGAGTTTAGCAAGAACCTTATCTTGATACTTAACACCTTCGGTGTCTAGTATATCTTTAAGTCTTGCAAAGAATGCTGCACTAAGAATCTGTTGTTCTGATTTATTGATTCTAAAATCAACAACAGTACATCTAGACTGGATAGGATCAATCAATCTGTTAATAAAATTACAAGTGAATATAAACCTGCAATTAGAATGATATTCCTCTATCGCTGCTCTAAGGATCATCTGAACATCAGAAGTCATATTGTCTGCTTCATCTAGTATGACCACCTTGTGAGTCTTTCTAGAGGTCAATGAGACCGTTGTAGCAAACTGCTGTACCTTAGTCCTTATGGTATCGAGATATCTTCCTTCATCAGAACCATTGATTACGATGTAGGACGCACCAAGTTCTTCACATATAGCTCTAGCAACCGTTGTCTTACCGACACCAGCAGATCCAGATAACAAGAGATTTGGAATCTCTCCTTGCTTGAGAAATCCTTGGAAAGACTTCTTGCTACTCTCAGGGAGTATACAATCGTCAATTGTCTTTGGTCTGTATTTTTCTACCCATAAGAATTCTTTGCTCACTTAATAGGCTCCAATGCTACGTAGTACTTCAACTTAGGAACTTCATTAAGTCCCTGTATATTAGTCACAACCCATTCAGATAGCAACTGATCAGAAACACGAACTCTATAATCCACCTGCTTCTTATACACAAGAAGGTTATCCATCTTAAGAGTTAAATCATAAGATCCATCACTCTCAATATTTGGAGGATTGAATTTAGCGGTGTTACTAGTTTCGTTCTCAGCATCACATAAATTAATATGGGACTTTGTTCCATCACTAACAAATTTAATATCACCAAGTGCCATGTTGCTTGAGCAATTAAGCAAAGCATTTAACATATCAAAAGGCAAATCAAATGCTATGTTTGAACCAGGAAAGTTAACCTGTAACTCAGGTGCAACCTTCAAAGTAATCTCTGGGTCACTATAATAATATCTAATGACTGCTGAACCATCTTGATTACGAATGTTAACGTAATCCTCATTCAGAAATTCTAGCATGGGTGGAACACTGAACTGCCCACTACTATCTCTACTAGTCATAGAATTGATAGCAGCAAGGAATTGTCCTAGATCATAGATTGCAAAATCCTGTGGCCAGTATTCTTCTCCTTCATATTCTGCTAAAACATTTTCAGCATTAGCAATAGTTTTAATTGTACTACCCTTCTTGAATACTATCGATGAATTGATAGTAGAAAAATTTTGTAATACTTCTTTTGTAACTCGTGTTAAACTAACTGTACTCATCGGTCATAATCTACGGTGAATGATGTATCTCCACCTTGCAATGATCGACTCGCAGTCTTATCATTGAAGTGAAGTAGAAGCAGACCGTAATGAATAATCTTAATGATGTCCTTACGTGCTGATCCTTTTCTGTCGTAACGTGATGCATACTTTAGAACATTACTTCTACAGAATGCTTCTGCATCACCCACAGAATCAATAAGGTCAAGAGTCTGTACATTTCCTACAGAATAATGACCTCGGTATGTTTGGCTAATATAATCGTGGATCTCCTTAAGGAGTTCATCTTCATTGTACTTCAAGGGTTCCATACATATCGTATATCATAATGATAACACCTTATGGTCGATCCGTCAAGAGACTCTAATAAAATCTCATGTTTAGGACTGGAAGGAGATCCAACTCCTTCCAATATCCTTCCTGATCTACCATCCTTTAGGGTTGCTACATGCCCTAGGTAACCGTTCTTACTCATCTTCGGATTCCTCAGTAACTACATCAGCATCAATCTTATCATATAGGTCGATGAATGACTGCTTAGTCTCTTCATCAAATCTATTTACACATACCTTGATTGCTTTCATGCGATCATTCCAGATTGCAAAAGCACGAATAATGTGAACTAATCTACGTGTAGAGATCACCTCATCTATACCACCATCCTTGAATGTTCTACGAATGATGTCTGACCACTGTGATAGATTCTCACAGAACTTCTCGTCAAGTACACCTAGGTTAGCAGCAACCTTCTCAAGGATTCTCTGCTCAGTCTTAGGAGTAGGATATTCTTGCTCAAAGGTTAAAGCGAATCTCTCAAGGAATGCTTCATTAAGAACATTAGTTCCTATGAATCTACCATCATCAGATCCCTTACCCTTAGTGTTAGCAGTTGCGATAACATTGAAACCTATCTTAGGTCTGACCACTTTACCGATTTTTTTGAGGAACACCCCTTTACCTTCAAGTATGGATTGGAGGCATAGGATTTTGTTACTAGCCAAGTCAACCTCATCGAGTAACAAGATTGCTCCTCGTTCAAGTGCTTCAACGACAGGTCCGTTATGCCAAACAGTTGCCCCATCAACAAGGCGAAACCCACCCACAAGA